CCTGAGATTTTTCATCAGGTGTGTCTTCAACCTGAGATTTTTCATTAGGTGTGTCTTCAACCTGAGATTTTTCATCAGTTGTGTCTTCAACCTGAGATTTTTCATCAGTTGTGTCTTCTTTTGTCAAAGACTCAATAATACTACTAATATCTTCCAAGTCATTCAAGTCATATAAAACATCTGAATCTGAATCTTTTGATTTCTTTTCTGAACTATCATCATTATCTAAATTATAACTGGTAGGATAATTAGCTGACAAATTAAAATAACCAGGTGAATAATCTATATTATATGCATTTGGTCCACCAATTAAATCGTGTGGTTGTTGATAAGAGTTCTGACAAATATAGTAATCGGGATTTATTCCAGATTGAGTAAATAATTCTAAAATAATATTAAAATATTTAATAGGTATATCAAATAAATCTTTTATTTTTTCTTTTGATTTTAATTTAATAGTATATAGAAGCTGTTGTTCACTAAATGTAATTTTAGCACATTTTAAAAATAAATCTATTCTATCAATAGCTATTTGTAATAGTTTCATCATTTTTGAATAAGATTTTTTGTTTTGACTTTTATTTCCTTCTTTGCTTAATTTATATATTTTATTAATAGTTAATTCAAAGCATTTATCTTTATTAAAATATTCATTCGAATCGAAAAATCTAGAATTATTAGGCACAAAAATTTGTTGTATGGTATTAATAACTTTATCTAATTTTCCAGTAACAGTATTACCTTTTGGTTTTTCATCATTTCCCCCTAGTTGTTCTAAATTTTTATTATTCTTAATAGAATTATATTTATTTTTGTATTTTAAATATTTATAATAATAATTTTTAGTTTCCATATATATAATTTTAGATAAAATTATGATATTCACTTAACTATTTTTATTCTAATGAAAAATGTGAAATTTGTCACCAATATTTTATAAATCAACAAATTCTATATACACATATTACTACAATAAACCATAAGATTAATCAAAAAAATAAGAATTTAATAGAAGAAAATATTGGCCTTGACATATGATGAGATTGAAAGTACCAAAATAGAATTAACTATTCAGAAATATGATTATCTAACATTAAATAAAAAATCTACAATAAGTTTATGCACCCTAATAGTATTTTCTACTATTTATAAAAAACTTAAACATCAAATACCATATTATATGCTTCATCCAAAGATATACATAACAATTTTCTGGTTGATTATATTATAATCTAAAACTATAGAACAGTATGTTAAAAATGAGGATGTTTCAAGTATACGTATTTTCATAAATTTGTTTCTTTATTCCGCGATTGACAATAGTAATGGGTTTATTGGGTACTTTTACAAATATTTATCAATCTTTTAATTTGAATAACATATAGTTTTACCACATAATTGTCTAGGATTGCATCTACCCATATCTACACCACATTCTAGACATCTGTTTATTATTCCTTCCCTATTATTTAGTAATGACTTTTTAAAGTCATCAATAATACTAGAAAGATTTAGATAAGTATCTGTTTTACTTTCTAAATCTATAACTAGATTAGTAATAATATTTTCATAACTAGCTTTTGTTTCTATACTTTCTTCCATAAAAATTTTTAAGAAGCTTTTATCGGAATCATTTTCATTCTCATATACTTCTTCCACATTACGTTTTTTGCTAAACTTGGTATCGTGCGACATACAATATGATGTTATATAAAAACATTAGATTATTCAATATTTATCTTTATACTACCTATCCCCTAATTTTAGAATATACGTTCTTAACATTAAAATAATCCAAAGATGACTCGACACCTTCTATTGGAGTAGGAGTTTCACTATCCTCAATATGGTGATGTTGTTTGTTGGAATATAAATTATGAAATCCGATTTACATATTGTAATATTTTCCGGTTGCCTAAAGATAACAAATGTGAACCAATATTTATAAATAATTTACTAGATGGAAAAAAATATTAATTATATTAAATCAATAACTAGAAAAACAGTTTAAGCAGCGATTACAATTGTATAATATTGAAATTTAATTTAAATAATACTTAATCCAAGTAATTAATATATGAAGTACTTGGAAATTGAGTTGAATGATGGAAATAAAGGTTATTTAAATCCAGATACTAATAAAAGTGAAATTACATTTATTAATAATTTTTTAGATAAAGAAACTACAGAAAAACTATTTAATAATCTAACTAAAACTACGCCATGGGAACAAGGTGTTTATAAAATGTTTGGCCGAGATGTTAAAACTCCACGATTATTGTGGGCTATGAGAGATGATAAATTTGATGTTGAAAAATCGTATACTGTTACTGGATCTAGTATTTGGAATGAAGATATAAAAAAAATTAAGACAAAGGTAGAAAAAATTATTAAAAAAAATATTAAATACGCACAAATTAATTATTATCGTGATGGTAATGATTATATTGGATGGCATACGGATTCTGAAGTAATGAAGGGTGATTTGATTGCGTCTATCTCAATTGGTGCTACCAGAAAATTTCAATTTCAACCAATTGATAAAAATAATAAAGAAACAAATTATGAAATAGAATTAACAAACGGTTCCTTAATTATTTTTGATGAAAGTGCGGCTAAAACAGATTGGAAACATCGAATCCCAAAACAACCTAAAATCGAGGAAGGTAGGATTAATATAACATTTAGACTGAGATAATTTTTAATGGCTATTTTCCTTGTTGTTCGATCTTATTTACTTTATCAATTACTGTATTATATCCTTGACAATGTTGACATTTGTGATAAGCAAAATGATATTTAGCATTTGATTTCTTCTCACACTCATTACAATGAATTTCCGACGTCCAATCTTGGAACTCTTCTGGCATTTGATGTGTAACTATAGTATCATCAACTATTCTCCAATGACTAGACAAGTCAATCATCGATTTTTTACACAAAGAACAGAAAAAATTTTGTGATTGTATAGATTGATAAAAACAACTAGTATGCATAGAATGACCACATTTTAGTATATATGGCGAATCATTAACAGCTGACCATATATCTTTCAAACAAATAGGACAGTTTTGTTCTTTAATATTAATCTTACAAGGATGAGTTTCAAATATATTTTTTTTAATACATAGATTACACGTGTGACAATGTTTGTAATCTTCTGCTTTTCCTAATCGACAAATTCCACAGTCACTACAATGATAAACTTCAACTCGAGTGTCAATATCGGCGACAAGAATAGAATTAATTATTACTTTATCAAAACTTTTGTTATCAGACCATAGGTTACAAATTCTACAGAAATAATCTTGTTTCACATAAAATTTATAACATTCTGGATTCTGACAAGAAGAGTTAACTTTTTGAAATGAGTGACAGTAATCGCATTTCATATAGTCTATATCATGTCTATCCATAATATGATTCTCGTTTTCATCGTGACATAATCGACATGGATAAACCTTATTGCAACATTTTGATACTTGATTATTGTGTTTTTTATAATGAGAACAATATATCTTTGTGCTAATGTTTTTAGTTATCTTAGAAGGGTTCATTATTTGCGATATCATTCTTGCCTTTTCAGAATGAGGTATATTCATAGCGTTTATCTCATAAATTTTTTTGACTTTATTTGGTTCAGACATATTATCTTAATATTTTAAAAAAACAAATGTTTAGTTCAATTTTTACTATTGATTAAAAATTGAATTGACTACATTTAAATGCAATACTCTAATTAATAATCAATGGTATTCATATACGTTTTAAAATTAAAAGAAAACAAATTTTATATTGGAAAAACAAATAACCCCAGTTTTAGATTACAAGACCATACTAACGGAAATGGTTCAACCTGGACAACAAAATACAATCCTATTAAACTAATGGAATTAGTTCCAAATTGTGATGCTTTCGATGAAGATAAGTATACACTTAAATATATGGAATTAGTCGGTATTGATAATGTTAGAGGAGGTAGTTTCTGTCAAATAAACCTATCAGATGAAAACAAAAGTACAATTCAAAAGATGTTAAGCGGGACAACAGATAAATGTTATAATTGTGGAGAAGATGGACATTTTGCAAGTAAATGTCCCAAAAATAATACTAAAGATCCTAATTTATCAGAAAATAATATTATAACATGTTCAAAATGTAAGTTATTAGAACATACTGTATGTAATGTTAGTCAAGAAGATATTGATGAAATATCTAGATTAAAAGAAAAAATTAAGAATAAAAAAGAGAAATTAAACAACCCATTTAATTTTTTTTCTGATAATAAAAAAAAAGAAGAACATCTATACAAATTAGTTAATTTTATCCAAAATTTAGATGTTATCAAAGATAAATACAAATATAAAAAAGAAACCGATGTAAAATTAGACGTAGTTTTCGGATGTCAATATTGTGGAAAAGAATTTGATACAAAAAAAGGAGCTACATTTCATGAAAATGTACATTGTAAACAAAAACAAGAGGTATTCGGCTGTCAATATTGTGGAAAAGAATTTGATACAAAGAAAGGAGCTACATTTCATGAAAATGTACATTGTAAACAAAAACATGAGGTATTCAAATGTCAATATTGTGGAAAAGAATTTGATACAAATAAAGGAGCTACATTTCATGAAAATGTACATTGTAAACAAAAACATTCGGATATTTGATATTGTAAACAAAAAAATATAAAAATTCTAATTCATCTTTTTTTTAAAATGTTACTGACACGGTAGACCATGTCATGTCTCATATGAATGTTATTATGGAGGAGTATTATAACAAATATATATCCAGATGGTAAACTATAGAATATTAAATATTTTAAAATTAATATATTACCATATGGTATATAATAGTACAAATATTTATGGAAAAAAAATATTTAAAATACAAAGAAAAATATATAACTTTAAAAAATAAAATAATTCAAATAGGAGGAGGAATAACTTGGAGGAATCTTCTTAAAATATGGAGTGATGAGAATGAATATAATATCGAATATCCAGAC